TTTCTATTCCTCTCAACAGCTTTTCTTACCCTTTCCCAGTTTATTTCTTTTTTAGGATATAAAGCACATATAATATCTTCGTCGTGATTAAATAATTTTTCTACCGCATCATACTCAAAATAAATATCAGCATCAATAAACATTAAATGTGTAAATTTTTCATCATCTAAAAACATTCTTGCTAACTCATTTCTGGCTCTGGTTATTAAAGATTCGTTCATTAAAGTAGCAAGATGACACTCTATACCTAACTGTCTAAATCGATTAATTGTATTTATAATTCCTAAAGTAAAATGGCCCGTACACATACCTCCAACCATGGGAGTAGCAATTAAAACACAAGGAGGTTTTGAAACATTTCCGATGTTTAAACTTGTTTTTTTAGAATCATGGATTTTAAACTCTGTCATACTTTCTCCTTTTTGCGTTGGCACAAATAAATCTTTCCGTTTTCTTGAATCAGTCATCAATTTTCTACCCTTTTTGTTCCAAAAACTGTTCCTTTGTCTGCGTAAAGAAATAAGCACATCGCTTCTTTTTCTTGAAATGTGTGGTCATAGTGTATTGAAGCTTCTGAACGACCCAACCTATAACCGTCGTCTTTACCAACTGTGTAAGCTTCAGTCCATAAATCAAACGTCTCGCCGTTATACTTTTCTATCCAACCCCAAGAAAACCAAACTCCTAGTAAAAAACTGATTATTAATTTCATTTTTCTCCTTTTTTCAATCTGTCTCTAGCGAATAAAGATACGTCAATGTTATCAAGGTTTTTCCATCCTCCTAATGCAGGAGGGGTTTGCTCTTTTACAAAATAAACATACTGCCTTTTTTTGTCAGGAATAGGTAGCCTGTACACTGATCTATCTCTTTCTAACCTAAGAAGTGATTCTCTAATTAAATTAGCAGAGGTGTCGAGTGCTTTAGCAAGTTCATTAGGAGAAAATCCATTACGATTCATTTCTTTTTTCATGTATTGATGCACTTTTATTTTCAGTTCTGATTTTCGTCCCCCTATGCCCATACATTTCTTCCTTTTTAACTTCGTTTTCCAAAAATTTAAGGTACCACATAGCTTTTCGTACATCGTTTAACTTACTCGCATAAGCATTGCCATCAACTACTTTTCTGCCGTAACGCATTAAATATTTAAGAGCGTTTAAACGAAGGTGACCCTGAAACTCTTCTGAGCTAGAAGCAGATTTTAATGCGTAAATAGTTTCAACGATTTCTGACTTGTAGTGTTTTGGGTTTACGGCATCATCCTCAATCATTTGTAAGCTTCCTTATATCTTGTTCAAACCCATTTTGTTTAGATTGCATCTCAATTATAAATTTATCAACTAGGGCCATGCAGTCATCTATGCCCGCCTTATATCCATTGAGATACGGATTATCTCCTTTCATTATTGCCTTAAAACCTAAACGCATAGCTTCCGATACAGATATATTATTATGTGTAGCAAACCCTTTTACTTCATCAATCATTGTCTGTGGCATATAAATCATTAAAGGAACGTGCTTACCACTAGACTCCAAATTTTTCTCTTGACCAACCATTATATTCCTCCATCATATTGTCAAAAGCTTTCTTTGCTTTTGGGTTATTGTTTAGTTCAACACGACTACTGATTGCACAAATTGAATATAAAACTTTTATAGCAGATGGCTCAGAAGAAACTTCCTCACCTATCTCGCTAGATAAATATTCCCAGAACGATTTATTCTTGCAAAGAATCCCTGCTTCCTTAGTTCTATTCCTATAGGAAACAGGGGTCTCATCATCGTTAATTCTAGCCATGGCAACCATGTATCGTGCTCCACAAAAATCTCTGAATAATTCTTCTGGCAATTCATCAGGATGTACTCGCAAAGTTAAAACAAAGCCAGTGGCATCCTGTTTAAGAGCCATTTTTATTGATTCAAAATGTAAAGCATCTACCATAGTCTCTCCTAAAAGGGTATATCAGGGTCTATCTTCTCAGACTTGACTTCGTTTGAAGATTCGTGGTTCGCTGTGTTGTTTAACTTAGCTTTTTCCTCTTCTGATTTATAGGTGTTTAAACTAAGAGAAAGAAACTTATCCCCCTCCTTCGTTGTCTTCCTCCAAGCAGATAGCTTCATCACAGCAACTTCAATTTTATTACCCCTCTCATCGTAATCAGTTTCAACGTCTAAGTCAGACATAATTACCTTTAACTTACCTGTGATGTCAGGGCTCTTGGCGCTCTTTTTAGACTTTGCAGTCCACAGTGAACCACTGTTTGGTTTAATTTCATAAGCCATTATTTACTCTCCTTTATCTTCTCTTTTACTTTCTTAGCGGAATTAACAAGCATTTCGTACACCTCTGGATTAAGTTCTTTTAACTTGTCAATATCCGGTTTGTTAGCCTGCCAAAGGTCAACTAACTCATCGTTTGTCTGACAAGTGTTCATAAACTCTGAAACAAAGGTTGCCCAATACGCCTGTCCTTTGGGTGAAACGTGTTGCAATCCCTCTTTAGGTTCTTTAATCTCAGTTTTTTCGACACAATCAACATACAATTCGTCTGTTTCATCTTGTGTAAATATATCCAAACCTAAACCAAAGGTTGCAATGGTTTTGACAAGACAACGCTGATACGCAGAGTTAATTGCAAAAGCATCTGGGTTTTGAATTGCTTTTGGTTTGCCCCCATAGTTTGTATAAACAGGCAATATATAACTTTTTGTAACATGATTTATAGTCACAGATGTTTCTACCATCATAGATCCATCAGGATAAGTAGTGTGAGGAAAAAACCTCCAATATGCATCTGGATAGGCAATAATTAACTGCTTAACGACTACTGCCCAAGGTAAATAATCGAACTTACCTTTTTGCTTAAGATGTTTCTCCATCTTGATTGGCAGTAACTTCTTTGTTGTATTGACTACACCAGTCTGCGACTCCGCAGTAGTTTCCGGTGCATCGGATTGGTTCTCCTGTTCTTTGTTCGACATAAAAGTCTCCTTCCTTTTTTTCGTTACATACTTTTGTTGCTACTTCTAAGTCATCGAAGAGTTTTACTGCTCTCTTCGCCCCCTTCTTCATCACCGCATATTTAGTGGGTCGTTGCCATCGCTCTTCATCACTACATATCGGTAATTCTTCTCCAAGGTCACTACTTAATTTAGATTCCTTGTGTAATCGTATTCTCGAAGATATGTAATCTTCCGTTTTTTTTAAACCCCATACAGGAATATCCAAAACCTGTATAGGTGCTTCCGGATATTTGTACCTATCCAATAATTTAGAACGTGTCCAGTCTCTAATAAATGCACAAATCTGAAGTTTGTCAATATCAAGTCCTTTAACTTTATTAATTAGCCATCCGTAAATATTTAACTGGGTTTCCCATTCAGGTTTTATATCTGTAACGCTAAACGAACTACAAAATTTATAATCAATTACAGATACTTTATTTCCGTTTACAATCTGTACATCAATCGCTCCGGACAAAGTTACGCCCTCTATTTTACAAACTAATCTCTCTTCATTAATGTGGTTTTCAACCTGTGATTTCTCAGCTACATTGTGGAGAGCAGTGCCAAGCATTTGCCACAACATATCAGATACATCTGTCTGCATCTGTTTAAAATGAATTTTCCGTAGACGTTGTATGCGTGGAGGAGATATAATTTCAGTAACGCTATAGTCAGCATTCTTACTGTAGTCGTTAGTTTTTGCTAACTTAACTAGAGTCTCCGGCACATTATGTATGTTTGTAACTTTCAAATTATTTCCCCTTTGAATGAATGATAGCACTACCCCACAAGATGCACAAGTGTTTTCTATATTAGGAGAACCTGCGTCAAAAGCCAACTCAAGAAGAGCGGTTGTCATCGGAGGTAAACCCAGATTTATAAAGTCCAGCAAAGCACTTGATTATTCATCTATGTTTAAACAACAGTTAATAGGACCGGGAGCAAACTGGGAGGAAGATGTAGCTGTTGAAATTACAATCTATTATGCTTCTCGTAGACCTGATTTAGATGAATCATTAATCCTCGATTTACTACAAGGATATGCCTATAAGAATGACCGCCAAGTAAAAGAGAAACATATATTCTGGGGCCTTGATAAAGAAAACCCAAGAGCAGAAATAAAGATATGGAAGATATAAAAGTAAAAGCTATGGAGTTGTCTATATCAATAGTTAAACTATTAAACAACCAATACACCCCTTATGTTGTAATTATTAGCCAAGCTTATGTCCGATAAAGATATAAAAAAACTTGTAGACGAAGAGTACAAAAACATTATGAAAACTCCACTGGAGGATTTCTTAAAAGAAGCTTTTGACTTGGGATATTCTGTTTTCTGGAAAGATATTGTTAAAAAAGTAATCACCGCCAGAGTACAGCAGAAAAAATAAAAGCCCGCATTGCACGGGCTTCTACCACACTAAAAGGGGTAAGTGTGTTAAACGATAGAGAGGTCTATCAAAAACAAGGGTATAAAATATTTCACATTATTGCAAGCCCTGTGTTAATATTTAATTGACTGTCAATTCTTTGATATGTCATATTTGTATCCTTTCCTAGAGGGCATTGTGTGCGGACGCTTTGCCCTCACTTTTTTAATACTCCAATACTTTCCCCCTGAATACTGCCCCAAAGTCGTGTACCTCCACTAGTTCCGGTTGTAGCATAATCTCATTATGGAACGTCAATACTACAAAACCGGATTGCCATGGCATCGGGTTGTCTTCAGCATAACCAAATGATTGGTGTTCTTTCCAATCTGCTAGAGTTCCTGTATCGACCCCATACCGCCTAATATCGTTTATAGCCTCGTAATATGTAACCCATGGGTACGTCATAAGTTTATGCAAATGCCCACAAATTATATTTGTTCCGGCTTTCAACGTAGACTGGTATGTGCTGTGTTGCCCTCCACTTGGTGGACGATGTTTAATCATCGTTGGAGTCTTGCTGGTTTTGTTTACCATCAGAGACATAGACTCTTCCCAAAGTGGGAGATGATCTTTAAGCCTCATTCCGGCGATACCGTCATACTCAGGAGCGACCGTTGCAAGTCGCTTGTCAAAACGTAAATCGTGATTACCGATTGTTCTATGTAATATACAGCCTTTTGGCCTAGCTTTTTCGATTTCTTCCAGACATTTTTGTAGCCATTCCAGTTCATCTTTTAGATTTGGTGGGGTACTGTATCCACTTGCCCCAAACCTTGAAATAGAACCGCCATCCAATATATCTCCATTAGCAACAATAACTTTAGGCTTTAATTCTTTAATCAATTGAATTAAAACCTTATGGGCTCTGGGTGTTTCGTTTGGAAAATAGTGAGCATCAGAAAATACAATGATGACACCTTCATCTATATCAAGCTCGTATCTTTGAACAAGTTCTTTTGGAGGTTTTTTTAAACGCACCCCAACTTTTTTAGACTCTAAATAAACCTTGTCTTCTCTAAATATTTCATCTCGTTTTTCAAACACTCTTCTTTCATTGATTCCAAAATGTTGTGCTACAAGTTTTGGACTACGCTGACAGTTATGCCAAGCCAATACAAATTCAGCAGTAGTTATACTACCTTTTGTCCTTTTTTTCATTGATTCTTCCAATCTCTGTAATAGTTTGTATTCCTGATCGAGGAATATGGATTACGTTGGCTACGTCATCTGGATACCAAGTTTGAGCAAGAGTTATACCAACTTTATTTTTCGCTATCAAAACTCCCACAGACCAAACACTGTCGTTTATAAACTCCACTTGTTCTCCACCTAACCAACCCTCATCTTCATGATAAGCGTCAACCCATTTAACCAATACTATTGGAGGACTTTTGATGTGTTGCGTTGCCATACAATCCTTTTTACGCTCCAACTTCGTTGCCCCAACAATCCCAACCCTTCGTTTGTTGCCTAGCAAATAATTCAATTCGAGGTAAATCCCCGCATAACTGTACTATTTTGTCCCTTACCAAATCAGGTTTTTTACTGTGTTCCTCAATCGGAGTATCAATCACACTATGAACACCGGCATGAACTCTATTTGGTTTCCCTTTTGTAGCTAATAAACATATTTCTGCGTTCGCTCTAGTCCAACTACCCATACCCCAAAACCATGTACTTTGTGTTTTTTTGTTTCGCTTTACCCAGACAAAACCAGACGTTTTATATTGAAACCCCCATTTCTCAATCACTTCTAAAGCCTCTGGAAGCAATGGCATTGTTGCCCATAAAAATAAAAAACAATTTTCTTGCAAAATATTTTGAACAGGCAAATTACAAATCCAATCTTTTCCCTGTCGCTTGTAATGTAATTTTCTGCCTTTCTCTCTATACTTCCAAGGAGGGTCTGCATAAATGATGTTATATTTTTTGTCTGGCAAAGGTATCAACGTATCAACAATCCCACTTTTTAATAACAATATGAAAATATTATACTTTTATTTATATCAGCACTGCAACAGTGCAAGTTTTTTTTATCCACTTCCTAGGAAATGAATAAAAATTGTGCTAGGGAATAAATAAAAATTGTGCAAACGCTATTTTTTTTCGGCAAACGCTATTTTTTTTTCACACGCTAAATAAAAAACTAGGTATACTAATCCAGCGTACCGTCTGCGTAAATAATGGGGTAAAGGTTGCCCGCTGACGAGAAAAGACCTACCAGACCCACCTTCGGGTGGCGGTGCAATTCCGTAAGCTCTGGCGACTGGCGTGAACTGTGAAGTCGAGGGGTTAAGCTACGGCTTAAGTGTCACAGTACCTTTTAGGGGGTGGAGCCTTCCGTCTTTCTACCTAGTGGGGGTAGGGGGGCGTGTGGGTGGAACATACAGTAAGGAGAGGAAATGAATTGTTGGCATTGTAGAACAGAATTAATTTGGGGTGGAGACCATGACATCGAACACGAAGACGAATATTTTGGTATGGTTACAAACCTTACCTGCCCTAAATGTGATAGCTATGTAGAAGTTTTTTTACCGAAAAGGGAGCCTGAGTATGACAATTAAAAGAAATTACAAAAAAGAATATCAAGGGCAGTTACGAAGAGGGGATAACAAAAAACAAATAGAGCGACAACGTGCTCGCCGGTTGCTTGATAAAATAGGGGTAGATAAAAACAAAAATGGAAAAGCCGACAAAAGGGAAGGCAGAGATATAGACCATAAGGTACCAATACGAAGAGGGGGAAAATCGAACTTGGCAAACTTAAGATTAAGAAATAGAAAAGCAAATCGCAAAGACAATAAAAGGACATAATGCTAGTGTCAAAACGCATTGCGTGTCCTAGTTGTTCTAAAGACAGAAAAAAAAGAAACTCAAAAGATTGCGTTGTTTCGCAGAAACCTGACGGAACAGAAGTATTCTTTTGTCATCATTGCGGAGAAAATGGGGTGTATAACCAATCTCCTAACCCACGCCCTACACCGCACCAACATAGAGAGGAACAAAAAATGTTTAAACCACAAGTAGTGCAGGATCTGGATAAAGACCACATCGAGTTTTTAGAAAAGCGTGGCATATCCCAAAAGACAGCTAAGGTAGTTGGAATATTCGGGGCAGAGAAATGGTTTACCAGATTAAACAAGAAGGCTAAGTCAATTGCATTTCCGTACACAAAGAACGGAGAAATGATGGCAGTAAAGTACCGGTCACTAGAAGGTAAAGATTTTACACAAGATGCAAGTGGAGCCACACTTCTATTTAACATAGACAATATTGATAAATCCAAGCCACTGATTTTTGTAGAGGGAGAGATAGATGCTTTAACTCTTATTGAGTGTGGTATTGATAATGTGGTGTCGGTTCCTACAGGAGCTCCTATAAAAGTATCGGAAGGTAAGGTAGACCCTAGTGAGGATAAACGCTTCCAGTATATTTGGCAGTCTCACGAAGTAATTAAAGAATGCGAAAAAATTATTATAGCTACTGATAATGATACCGCCGGTCAGGCTTTAGCCGAAGAACTGGCAAGGCGTATAGGCAAGGATAAATGTCATCTTGTAGAGTTTGATGGACACAAAGATTTTAACGAAGTGTTATTAAAGTCAGGTAAAGATAAAGTTAAAAAAATACTAGACTCCGCAAAGCCTTACCCAGTTGAAGGGCTACTTTCTCCAGCGGACTTTTTAGAGCGTTTAAACAACCTTAGATCGAACGGGACAGGCAAAGGGAAATCCACAGGCTACAAAACTTTAGATGATATTTACACAGTAGTTGAAGGGCAACTAACTGTTGTGACCGGTTACCCATCTAGCGGTAAATCTAATTTTGTTGACCAGTTAATGGTTAACCTTGGTTCGCAACATGACTGGAAGTTTGCTGTATGTTCCTTTGAGAACGCCCCAGAAACCCATATAGCCAGACTGATGGAAATCAGGCAGAAGAAAAGATTCTTCGAGGGCAAGAATCAAATGAACAAAGAAGAATATACTGAAGGGTTCGAGTGGGTAAACAATCACTTCATTTTTTTAACGCATCAGTCTAGCGAGCCCAGTACAATTGATAGTATTCTTGAACGTCTCAAAGTTGCAGTTGCCAGAGACGGAGTTAGAGGGGCGGTTATAGACCCTTATAACTACATTATCATGGACAAAGAATCTTCTGAAACTGAGAGCATTAGCAATATGCTTACTCGCATACAGAGCTTTGCTAAGGCATATGGGTGTCACATCTGGTTTGTTGCTCACCCTGCCAAGATGCAAAGGTATGGAAACGAATTACCCAGACCGGACGGCATGGCTATCTCCGGCAGTATGGCGTGGTGGGCAAAAGCTGATGTAGGGTTAACGGTACACCGGCAGGAAAAAATAACAGAAATTATTTGTTGGAAATGTCGTTATCGTTGGGTAGGTAAAACAGGATTAGTGGAGATGAATTATGATACAACAACAGGAAGCTACACAGAAATCGAAGACCCTTTCGGCTGATGATTTAATGGGTAAGGATAGCATTGCACCTTATCCAATTTATTATGAGTTACGTCAGATGGTAGAGGAACTAGACCAGAAACTCCGGCAGGATAAATTTACCGAAGCTTCTGAACTAGCAACGAGGTTACTTATTGAGTCTCGTTTGTTGGATGTTGCGATACGCTCAAATATTCCCGATACTTCTTCAACATAAAATAAATACGTTGCTTGGACACTCCAAGTTTCTGTGCAATCTCAGGGAGAGTCTTACCTTCTTGTCGAAGTTTAAACACATTTAGGTGACGCTCCCTTGCTTTTTTATTTTGTAAAATCATAATCCTAAAATAAAACCTTCTAACCAAACGATTAATAAACCGGCAAACATTATAGATATACCGCACAAAACTATTGCCATGAATATATCAGCAATGGTTTCTATCCAGTCTTTCGGGTCATTGTGAAATATATTCCGGTCAATTTTTTCTTTGAACTCTGGTTTACTCATAAGTCTTCCCCCTAGTTGAAACTACGCAGTGATAGACAGTGTAAAGAATATTACACGCTCCAATAAAAACAATTAGACCCCCGATAGCAAGTGCCCCAAGATAACCTACATTGTTTACAAAGTGAAAGTTTGTGAATACATCTTTTATTACACAGCCCACGAGAGCACCCCAGATTGTCCAGATGCTTGCCATAATTGCATTACCGCTACATATTTTAATGTTTTTGTTCATCGCCTGTCTCCTTATAAGTAATTTCCTCGATTATTACGTCAGTGATATTGCCTTCCTGAATAAGACCTCTGTCTTCAGGATTCTCTAGCAAAGAAACAATCCATTCCTTTGCTCCCTCAGATAGTAACGAATGGTCACCGGTTCGCAACGCATCTCTATCAGCTTCAGATAAATCATTTCCACTGAAATGTAAATCGGCATTGCATTCAATGACCCTGCTAAACTTCACAGTCACCACTGATGTTCCTTTTAAAAAAATACGTTTCTCTGTCATACTTTCTCCTTTCATTCTGTTCTCCAACCTACCACAAGAAAGTCAATGTCCTCATGGTTATGGCTATTTATAGCTTTACTAGGTAAGTAATCCACTAGTTGGTAGTGAGTTTTACCGCCAAACCAAGCCATACTATCTTCTGCTTGCATAGGTTTCCAACCTTTACGTTTAATCAGGGCTATGAAAGCCTTTACTATCTCCTTTTCTTCCTCAGTCATACTTTCTCCTTTCTCTTTTTTTCTGCTTCGATAAAAGCCAAAGCAATTGCACGAGAGTTTAAACGCTTTTCATATTGTCTGCGTCTATCCTTGTGCTTGCCCGCATTTCTTTTGGGATTTTTTATTTGTTCCCGCACAACTAAATTCCTCACTGGATACTCCTAGATATTGCATCGTTTGGAGTGTGTTGAAAAACTAATCGCTCTGCAACCTTTTTGAGAATCTCAATTTTCTCTTTAGATATTTTTAATCCTTCGATTAAAC